AACCATAAGTAGCTTGAATACTTGCTTGTGTAGAATCTATAAATAACTTTAATACGTTATCATTAGATGAAGTTTGAGAATTGATTTGTACTTGACCACCGCTTGTGATACGCATACGTTCTGTAGCGTTAGTATAAAATTCAATTCTACCACCACTACCATTTGAACGAATTCTTAATGGTTCACTTGTAGCTGCCCAAGAATCAACATAACATGCATCATTATCAGTATATAATTGTATTGCTCTTGTATTATCTGTACGAAAAACACTTAATACGTTACCATTTTGAACTACTCCATTACCACCAATTGTTACACTACTTGAGAATGTAGCAGCACCAGTATTAAGTAATGACAATATTGTTGTACCACTTTGAGCAGAACCACCAGATGAATTTGACCTATTGATTACGAAATCACCATTTACGTTTTGTTCAGTAAATATTCCCCAGTTTCTTCTATCGCTACCAACTATTGTATTATTCAATGTTATACCACAACCAACTGAATTTCCATTAACTCTTATTTGTGATTTAGGACCACTTGCAGAAACAAAACCAGAGAAAGTACCACCACCATCACTATCAAGACGCATTCTTGTAGTGTTAGTGTTATTATTAATAAACCATATATTATTTGTGTTATAAGCACCTAAAACTAAATCACCTAAAACTGCTCCTGTTATAAAGTTGTTATTAGCAGTAGCCATACCAACAGTTGCATAGTGAGTAAAACTTATAGCATTAATAAATGTTAAAGCTGGAGCATTAGATACTAATTGCAAATGATTTGCATCGCTTGTACTTGTTATAGTTACCCTTGCACCACTTAATGTACTTGTACCAATACCTAATTTTGCATTAGTATTATCCCAAAATAAACTACTTGAGCCACTTAAAGTACCACCACTTGTAGGGAATAATATTTGACCAGTTGTTAAAGCACTAATTGTCGCACCTCCGTTTACAGTTAACATAGAAGGTAAAGAAGCTGGATTGCCTATTCCTATAAATCCGTTTGCACTATTAACTCTTAAATTCTCTGCTCCTATTGTTATAATTTGGAAATCTCCTTCAGCCGTTAAACTTAATCCACCATCAAAGTTTCTTAAGTTAGCAGATAAGTTATTGAACAAAGCTAATCTTACTCCATCGGTAGCAGTAAGACCACTCGCGTTATTATGTAGCCATAATTGACTTTGAGTGCTATTGTAAATATCTATTCCGAAATTAGGGGTTAAAATATTAACACCTAAATTACCAGCTTCAGTTAATGAAATAAATCCAGTTTGATTTAGTAAAGTTAAGTTTCTTGCAGATGCAGTTCCTAATTTAGCGGTTTCTATTGTGTTACCATAAGTAGAATCTATTGCGATTCCTATTCCGTTATAGTTAGATGCACCTGTTTTGATAAGCAAACCATATCCGCTATTTAAAGCAGCATCAGCACCTATCGTTGCATTAGGTACGCTTGTGTTTACCCCTAATCTATTTGTTGATGCATCGTAAATAAACCCAGCTTCCGATGTTAAACTTGTTGGACCATCAAAATATGGCACTTGTCCGCTTGTACCACTACCAGTTATTCCTGTTATAGTCCAACTTCTATTTGCACTTAAATCGTATGTTGTACCATTTATAGTTAATTCCCTTGATGTAGGTACATAAGAACTTAAATCACTTGCTAAAGCTAAAGTTCCACTTGATGCTGGGAATGTATAAGAATAAGATGCTGCTGATTGAAATATCAATGATTGAGCATTAGAACTACCACTTAATTGTACGTTTAAACCATTAGTAATACCAGCAAGACTTGTATATCCAACTAATCCAGAAAGAACACCATTTTTAAGGAGTAAACCAGATTCATTTCTAATAGCCTCGTTAAATGTTTTAGTTCCTGTAATTGTTTGAGTAGTACCTATTGTTACAAAATTGGTAGTATTTGCAGAATAATCAGGTATGTTTAATACTCCAGTTGTATTGTTATAAGTTGCAGCACCGCTTGTATTTGTTGTAGTTAAGCTAATTGCTAATCTTGCTCTTGCATCAGTAAAGTAAAGGTTTGTTGCTTCTACAACTGCCGTTGTATCTAAAGTTTGAAATGTCTTATCTCCTCTATAATATTGTAATGTAGTTCCAGCAGTAATAGCAGGTTCTTTCGCATTAAATACTGACCAATCGCTTGAACTTAATTTACCTGTATTTGCAGCCGAAGCCACTGGAAGGTTAAAAGTATGTGTATCACCACTTGAAACAATATTAAAATTTGTTCCGCTTGTTCCTGTGGTTATAAATTGTGATTGATCTGTTAAGTTATTTAAAGAAACCATACCCTTAGATAGGGTAGTAACTACTTGACACAAATGACCATTCTCGGTATGTAAAGTAACTGTTCTACCATCTACATTTACATAGATTCTAATTGCTAATCTATCTGTTAAAGCTAAGGCAGCAGTAGCTACAGGAATAGCAAAATAGTAAGGTGCTATTATAGTTCCTTGATTGATATATTCAGGAACTCCTACACTTGAACCCAATAAGGTAAAAGTTGTGCCATCGTACTTATAAAGTTCTGCATAAGTGGTAGGGTTTCCTGAATTGTTGTTTACACTAAAATAAAACTCACAATTAAAGTTACCGCCAGGCACTAAGACTACATCTGGGTCATTGACATCAGTAATGTAATTCGCCACATATCCATTAGCAGAAATAGTAATATCAGTTCCACCACCTATAATTGGGTCTTTGCTTAATTCTCTATAAGCAACCCCTCCTATTGTACCTTGTGAAACACTTGAATTAAGATAGTAACTAACCGAACTACCACCACCACTTGATGTTGGAAAGTCAGCTAATGTACCATCTCCTCTTACATATTGAGATGCAGCACCATCTAAAGCGGTTATTACACCACTATTAGCCACTACTGGACCTTGTATATCCCTAATCTTTGCTTCGCCTGATACTTGTAATTGTGAACTCATTTATATCTATTTTAACTATTTGAAAATTGCTCTAACAAACTCATCTGCCTCTAATGCTCTTGCAAAGGTAAGAACTCCTGTAGATGAGTTAAACGTCACATTCTCACCTGTAGGAGCACCTGACGTTAATATAGTTCTAACCTCTAAACCACCTCTTGTAACTGTTAAACAAGTTGAACTAATTGCACCTGCAAATGTTACAGTAGTTTCACCTCCACTAGCAATATATTGATACATAACTACGTTTGAGCTTTCTATTACTACGCCTGTAGGTGTAACTTGTGTTCCTGATACTGTATAAGGACCTGTACCTTGTAAAGACACACTATAAGTAGATGCACCTTCAACAGGACCACTCATATCTAAATTAACAATATTAGCATTACCTGTAAAGATGCTATAACCTAAAGCACCTGTACCATTGCCATTATCATTATCTATTTGAAATTTAACTATTATTTGTTCCTTAGTTTGTAGCTTATTAAGCAAGAATAAGTAAGAATAATCATTAAGAGCTATAAAACCATCAGCAGATATATTCCAGCTTATTTGAGAGCCTAAGAACTCTTTATAAGAATAACTATTAGTAGTTGTTACTTCTACTTGGTCCACACTTGTACTAAAAGTACAATTAGTAGATGCACCAAACGGAACACCTAAAGAAATATTAGTTGTAGTTATGCCAGGATTAGTTGACTGTGTATATAAGGTAATCTCATTAGTAGTAGTACCTAAGTAAACTACCTCTATAATGATCCTATCTGTAATTCCTAAAACAGTAGTAGTTACTGTCATATTAGTATTATATATAATCTTACTAAGAGATGTTAGTGTAGTTTCATCTGAAGTAGCTAACAAGGTAGCTGTTGAACCTACATATTTGTATAACTTATATTGTACTTTAGCTCCTGCAAAGGCAGTTGCTATAGAATAATAAGCAGATATACTCCATGTACCAGCAGTAATCTCAGTAATGCCTGGATCATTAGCATCTGTTATAAAAGAAGCTATTACTCCTGCTCCTGTTTTATTAAAGTTAGTAGAAGTTCCAACTATATCTTCAGTACTTAATTCTTTACAAGCAAAACCATTTACGGTTATTCCTTGACTAATAGAACCATTGAAATAATATTGTTTATTTGAATCGTATTTATATAATACTATGTTAGTTCCGTTTATTACTGATGCCATTATTTCCTAGTATTTAAGTTTTTGAATATGTCTATATCTATAGTTGTGCCATTGTAGTTTATCTTCTTTAGTACTGACTCTTGTATTGCTTGTTTTAAATCCCATTTAAAGGACTTTAATAAGTATGTGTAAGTGTTTACACCATCATAAGAATAGGTAAACTTGTTATCTAACCAGTAGCCTATGCTCTTAAATTGACCTTCTATAACAGTTTGTGTCTGTACTTGGTCTATACCAATATCTTGAGCAACTAAAGTAAACAACTCTGTGCTACCTGATGCATTTCTACCAAATTGATTAGCGAATCCACCATTATTTAAAGTTGTGTACATACCCACATAAGAAGATGCAGTTACGTCAAGTGGGTTGTTTGCAACTCTTGAATTTGAATCTGTGTTTCTAAATACTTCATTATACATAAAGCCTAACGAAAAGTTTTCTGTTTCTGTAGGTTTAAACTCTGTATTTATACTACCTATTTCTCTATAAGAATCATAGGCATAAATCTGAGATGTAGGACCAACATTCTGTATCAAAAAGTATTCAACTACTAACTGAGGAGTTGCACCAGTTTCTAAAGGTCTTAGTATTGTTACTGTTATTGTACCATCTATAGGCACTATTACTTGTTTTGGAAATCCACCAGGAAAAGCTCCTAGTGTATATGAGGTAGTTGTAAATGTTCCTGTATTATCTAAGTAATAAGTTGTAGCAGCATCATCTGATATAATTCTTACAAAATATCTTTCAGTACAATTAAATGGAGATGCAGACCATACTATATTTAGATAATCACCAGTTTTTACTAAACTACCAACAGATCTAAATGACCTATTTGTTTCTCCAGAGTTTGTTGTAGTGTCAGAAGTTAATAATCCTCCGTAAACAGGATCAGCCTTAGTTCCAACCATTGCTGCTTCAATCCATGCGTCGGCATTATTAGCACTTGACCATGATAAGAACCAGCCATTAGATATTAATTGCTTTACATTATATATTGGACTAAATTGGCTATAAGACTTTTGAGCTCTGTTAAAGCTAACCATTAATGATTGACCTATTTGCTTAAAGTTGTTTGTGCTATCTATAGCAACCGTAGTAGTATTACCAACAGTTTGTGTAGACTGATATGTCCCAGCACTATTATAAACATAATAAGCAATGGTAGATTCTCTAGTTAAAGCACCATAAGCAGTTAAATACCATTTATCTTCCTTATAGAAGCATTCCCATCCAAACCTATTACATAAATATTCTAAAATATTGTAATAGCTTAAATACTCTCCAAATTGCTCCATTAAGTAGTTCTTCTTTAGATACATATTTTCTATGTTCCTAGAAGTTACATTTGCTGTTTTGTAGTACTCATTAATCCATACATCTAAAGTAAACTCTGTTTTAGCAAAGCAATCAATAAGTAAATCTTTTAAGCTTACTTGTTCATCTGAGTCAAAGCCTATACCATTAACTAAGTTAAAATAGTATTTCTTGTTCTTAGTCCTAGCTAAACCATCAACAAATGATAATGATAAGCTGTTTAAAGATACAGGTGAAAATTGTACACTATCGACAGGTATAAAAAATCCTCTCCATATTATAGTACCCCATGTAAAAGAACCATTGTAACTTCCTTTTGTAACGACTATCATATAGTCATTATCATCAGCAGTAAAGAAATCTTGTAATAACTCAGCATAATTAGTGCTTTGAAATTCGTTCTTTACTATATTTAAAGTAGCTCTTGTAGCTAGTATTGGTGTATAAGCATTACCCTCAGTATCTATAGTTTCTATTATAAAAGGACTATTAGATGCAGTTAAAGGATATATAGTTGCACTAGAATAGCCGTCTTTGTAAATCTGAGCCCTATAGACGGTGTTTGTTCCATCAGGAACAGAATATACATCATCAAATATAATCTCGTATTTTGGGTTTATAAATGCCATTAGAAAGTATTATTATTTGTTCTACCTGCTTTGTTCATTAATATTAATAAGTCGTTACCGCTTATTCTAGCTTCTAAAGTACCACCATTTACTCCACCCATAAGTGCTTGAAGCTTATCTAAAGGGGCAACAACTTCAGGGTTATTAGCTGCACCAGGATATTCACCCATTAAGCCTAATGTAGGACCAGATATTATACCACCATTAGCAAATAATTGAGCACCTAATCCCATTCCTTGACCAATTAGGTTTCCAAAAGTAGCTAAACCTTTACCAGGTTGTATTAATCCTGGAATCATAGACATTATAGCAACAGCTATAGCAGCAGCAATAGCTACCTTTACTAATTTTTTAATAACATCTCCAAATGCTTTATTTAAAACATCTCCAATACTAGCTCCTTTTTCAAGCAACATATCTAATGCTGGTCCTAATGCATTCATTATACCAATACCGATTCTCAAGGTTTCAGCCATTGCAGCTTTTGCCTCATCAGATACTGTTTTATTTGATTTTTTTCTAAGCTCACTAATTGCCGTAAGATATTCTGATAGTTTAATTGAACCATCCATAAAGCCTTGATTTAAGGCTATACGCATATTCTCTTCAGCAACTTTTATTTGTTCAAAGCTTCCTTGAGCTTGTGATACTTCTAATTGATATTGTTGCTTTAAAAAAGCTACTCTCTCTCTTGACATTTTTTTGTCAAATGCCATTTTCTCTGCGAAAGCTTTAGCTCTTGCTTTAGGATCTAATTCAGGTTCTTTTATAACTTCTATATCCATACCTGCTTTAGCTCGTCTAATAGCTGCTGCTTTTAATGCATCTGCAAGTTCTTTTTGTTCTTTTTTAAATGCTGCTAATCTTTCTTTTCTTCTTTTTTCTTCTTCTTTGTCTAAATCATCTTGAAAATTAGTAACCTTAATTCCATAAGCTTTTAATATCTCAAACTCTTGATTTTTATATCTATCACCTAAAGCAATTCTTTTATTAAATTCAGCTTCTTCCTTATCTGTAACATAACCAGCTAATTCCATTTGCATATTAGCATAGTCTTTAGCAAAAATTTTACCTTGCTCATAAAAGGCAGAAACGCCAAGAGATAAGCCAGATTTAAAGAATGCACCAACTGCTAAACCGAGCTTTCCAATTATACCAACTTGATCTTCTGCGTATGCTTTATCTTTTCTAGCTAATGCCTCTTTTGCTTTTTCATATTCTAAATCAGCTTTAGCTCTAAAATATTGAGCTTTTACATAACCTTCTGTTTTAGATACATATAATTTTTCTGCTTCATATACATTCTTAGCTGTACCAAATAACTCACCTAATTTTTCATTGTACATTCTAGTTGCATCACGAGCACTTAGTGTACCTTGTTTTACTGCTGAAAAAATAGCACCCATTTGTGCCATTTCAATATTTGCTTGACCAGTTTTATCAGATAATTCTTTAGCAGATTTATTTACTTTACCTAATTCTTGATCTAAAACAGTTAAGATAGCAATAAGAGCTGAAAATGCTAAATAAGCAGGTCCAGTTACCGCAGCCATACTACCAGCTAATGCTGGTAAGTTATTTTGTATCGCCCTAAATCCATAAGGTAAATCTTGAATAACTAACGCAAGATTAGTCCATTGCATATTTGCATTCTTAACAGCACCTCCAGCACTTTTTATTTTACCAGCAGTTACATCGGCTTGTTTACCTATATCAGTCAAAGCCCTTTCAACAGCAGCAGAAACAATCTTAAATTCTTCTGCATTTGCCTGTATCCTAATTTTAATTGATTCTTCTACTGCCATTATCCTATAGGTTTGATATTATTATACTTTTTTAATACTTCTTGTAATTCATCATTAGACATTACCCTTTGCTTCACAAAGTTACGATTATCGCAGTCAAGCGACAAAAGCTCTTCAGGCTTTACTTTCTTACCCTTAGGTAATTGTATATTAATTAAAAGTGTTGTTTGCCACCTAACCTTTAACCATTCTTGTTCTTCTTTATGACGATAACCATACCAAACAAAATCTAATTCAGCCATCGTCATATCCCAAAACAAATGGGGAAGCACTTGGCACTCCCCCATTGTATATTTTTCAATATCAATCCACTCTAATTTTTTTTTACAGCACCTTTGGTTTCCTTCTTTTTATTAACATCTAAACCACTACTTAAACTTTCAGTTAAAGCAATCATAACTTCTTGAAACTTAGTACCACCTATTCCACCCATATCATCAATCCAATCACAGGTATCTAAATCAGTAAAGCTTGGCGTAATACCTTCTTTATACAAAGGATATTCTGCTGCTGCTCTTAATAAGTTTGTTATTGCGTCAAGAGAATCAGATCCACTTAATGCATCTCCGATATCTGATGGACCAATGCCTTGAAGCTGACAGAATCTTTTTAAAGACCATGTACAAAACCTCATAGGTATTTTAGACCCATCGCTAAGGGTTAGTTCGTAATGTCCTCTCATATTTTGGTGTTTTTGGTGTTATTATGCGTTAGTAGCCTGAGTCAATACTCCTTGTCCTGTGAAAGCAGCAGAGTAAGTTACTGGAGATTCCATATCAGCAGTAATATCTAAACTTTCTACAAAAGCAGAACCAGACCAGATTAAGTCACCTACTATTGGAGTTGAGCCATTAACTGTAGTAAACTTAACTGTAACTACACCTCTACCGTTTAAAGCAGAGAAAATATCTCCTACTACATAGTTTGTACCTGTTGGTTCAACTGTAGTAAGACCATCTGTAGTTAAAGACCAAGAACGCAAACCTGCGATTTGATCAGCCCATCCACCACTTGATTTAGTTGTTGCATCTGGTAAGTCAGCACTTACAGATAAAGAACATGATGTAGAGTGAGCTACTACTTCAGTGCCTACTAATACTACCAAGTTTGTACCATTAAAAATTCCTGTTGTTGGCATTTTATTTTATTTTAATTTTTTTATAATATTTGAGTTACAAAATGTTCGAATACAATTACTCTTTTAAACACATAAGCCTCATCCACATAATCAAAGGTAGCTTCATTAGATGACATTCTACGAGTGACTATTTTAAAGTCAGGAGAAGCACTTGGGTAATCAGGTACATTAACGCCTATGATCCCTAATAATTCATTAGCCCACTGGTCTACCGATTTCTGCCCTACTTCACCTGACTTAAATGTCCTATAGACAATATCAAATTGAAGAGTAACATCAAAGTTATAACTCTGCTTGTCACTATTTTCAACTGATGTTTGACTACTAATGATTAAAAACGGAGGTTCTACATTATCAGGTGCAATAGTATCGTAAACACCCAAAGAAAAACTTTGTGATGCTAACTTATCTACATAAGCCTTTCTTATAGCTAATCCGCAATCTTTCATTAAGCTTCTGTTTCCTCTTTTACTTCCTCAGGATTTTGTTCTTGAGCAAGTTTTGATAAGAACTGAGTTAAAGGCAAACCATACTTAGTCGGCAATTCTTGAATAAATGCGTCTAATTGTTTTACCTGCTCTTCGTTTAATGTAATTGTCATGGTATTGATTTTGTACAAATTTAATGAAATATATTTATATCTTAAATTGCTTTATTGTATAAATCAGTTTTGAATATTCTTTATCGAAAGCTGTTAGCAAAAATGGACTAGCTGGAACATTTGTAATTCTTTTAATATTTGTCTTCTGAAACTTCATGGCAAATTGAGATACCTGGTCAATAGTTAGATTATTAAGTTTTGGCAATCTTACTACATCTCTAGTTCCAAATTCCTGATATGGTGCATATTTAACAGCTTTATTACCTGCTGACACAAAACCACTATTTGATTTATCTACCTTTCTATGTGTAATACTTCTTTGTAAAGCTCCTGTTCTATATGGAGCATCAGCCTTAGCTTGTTGTTGAATATTAATTAACGATTGATTTATAGAATTAGCAATATGCTTATCTAATTTTTCAGACGCAGAAGCGAATTTAGCCTTTAGTTGGTCTAATCCAGTAATACCGAGTTTAAATTCAGCCATTATTTCATTGTTGAACAACCAATTAGAAAATATTGATTACGATCAGCTTCGTTTATAACTGAATTAATTAGATATAAGTTATTTTTAAATGATATAACTAATTTATTATCAAATACTTTTGAAGTAGTATATCTTATTCTAAAGGTGATACCATTATTAATTGAATCTTTTTCTACTAAATTAGTCTTGCTTTCGTTATCTCTAACTATTTCAGCCCAGCAGGTATAATAGTCTACAAGAGTATTTACAAAACCCCCTGCACTATCGGATACGCTAGTTTTACTTTGGAAAGTAATCCTATTCATTAATCTTCCTATCATTAGATAATTACGTTTATGCGTTTAAATGGCTTCATAAGCTCGTATGCGGTCATCAAATTAGCTGAAGGCTTGGTTGCCTCAACTGAAGACTCTCTGTACTCATATAGGTCTGAAACCATCTTTAAAAGGGCAGTCTTCATTGTTGTAGGAGTAGTAGCGTAACCACAAGTGTAAGTAAATCTAAACTCGTTATCGAAAATGCTAGTCATGTAGACCTTTTTGGTAGTTTCACCAAGTACCTGATAATCCCCAACAGACATTGCTACCCAAGCTGTGCTATCCCAATACTCTACTACTGATATAGTGTTTGTAGGAGTGTAAGGTAGCTCTATAAAGCTATCTACATAAGCTACAACTCTTAAAGTTCTAGGAGTCATTGCGACACCTGCATATTGCTCAAGTCTTGTTTGAGCTGTATTGATTAAAGATGTAATTAAAGTATCATCTTCACTATAATCTACTCTAAGGTAATTCTTAGCCTCAGCTAAAGTAACCACTGTGGCTGAAGGTGCTACTGTGGTCGTTATATCTCTTACTATTTGCATTATGCCATTGTTTTTACAAAAATAACTAAAATATAGCGGACATAAAAAAGGAGGCAGTTTGCGGCTGCCCCCTTGTATTTTAGATTAATCTAGGATTAAGCTACGTTACCGAAATCACCATATACAAACGCACTGTTGTAGTAGATAGGGAATGCAATACGAGCTTCAACTCTCACAGTAATCAAGTTCTTTTGGAAGTTATCGCTATCCATTTCAGAGAACTGAACAGAAATACCTTGATTTTGCATGATTTGAGCACCCATTGACCAGTCACCTACTAAGAACTTATCAGCAGCGATTGCTGTAGATTGGAATACTGGAATACCAGCGATAGTAACACTACCGTCAGTTGTAACAACTGTAGAACCTGGAAGGCTATAAGCAGCATTAGTATTCTTAGTATTCATGATATTAGCCCAATCAGTTGGGTTGATCAAGATACCATTAGCAGAATAGTTACTAGCAGAAACTTGTGCAATAGCTTGTACTAATTGCTCAACGTCTACAGTTGCAGCACCAGTTGGAGCAGCAGCATTGATAGTTAAACCAGTTAAGTTAGGAGCAGTACCATTACCAAATAATAATTGAGAATCTTCAGCTAATAAATACTTCTCTAACAAACGAGCTTGTAAGAAAGAAGTCATAGCAGGTACATCATCTAACATTTGACGAGAGATTCTTACGAAACCAGCGATGTACTGAGCAGGAGCATCAGTCATTGTGATATCGAAATCGATTTGTGGTTTAGTAGAACCTTGAGTTTGTGGTCCTGCTTCGCCTTCACCACCTGTTTCCTTAGGGAAAGTAAATAAACCTGTAGAGATAGTTCCTACTGGTACTAAGCTTCTGATATGCACCTTACGATTAGGAAGAGCATATACTTGAGGAGCATATTGTCTTGGGATGTCACCAGTTAAGTTAACTGCTTCTGTCATGTTGCCTACTGCCTTAGTGTCTAAGATAAAGCCAGAACGCTTCTGCTCACCACGACCTAATTTTGCGATACTGTCAGCATTCTTTTCGATTGCTTCAGCAAGGGATGCGTTGAACCCTTTTACTTGATTTTCACTCATTGTCTTACGATTGTTTTTTGCCTCTAATTTGTCAGCAGCATCTTTTACTACAGCAACTTGAGATTTTAATTCTTCTAATTCTGATTTTAAGCCATCTACCGCTACTGCGTTATCAGCTTTTAATGTTTCGATAGCACCGTTTACTTCGGTTTTAACGCCTTCGAAAGCACTTTTAATTTCTTCTACCATTAGTTGAAAATTTTAAATGATTGTAAATATTTGTTTATCTCGATTTCAACGGAAATCATCGGGTCTTCCTCTTCCTCCAATGCTTCATCTTCTGGCATTTCGACTTCGCCTTCAGATGATGGTTGCGGTTGTTCTTCAAGGTCGACTGACTCTTCGTCTTCCATCTCAGCAAGATATTGTTGTAATTGTTTAAGTTTAAGTTCCAACAATTCAAATGTTTCATCAGTAAAGTGACCGTTTCTTAAAGACTTGATAGTTTTACCCATCTCATCTACAAGAACAGACTTTATTTGACTCTTCACTCCTACTGTTGGTGTATTTGCGTTTGCACCCCACAATACTGAACTACCCTCAAACAATTTAATTTCATTGATTTCGTTATAGCCTGACTTCGCTTGTGACTTGATAGTCTGAAAGCCGATGCTATGTTCTGTGATATGACCTTCTTTATACAACTCATAAGTATCGTTACCTAATGTAGTATTAGGCATCTTTACTCTAGCCTTTAAACCAAATCCATCTTCCATCATCTCAAATGGTTTAGCAATTGGTTTCTCGGTTGAATGGTTAAATAAATGCCAGATTCTATTCTTGGCACTAGGTCCGTTTTCTTTTAGGGTTTTAGTGAATGCACCTGGTACAATAACATCGCCATCGCTGTCAACATTACCAAACGCAGAATAGTAGACTGTGATAATTCTACCATTATCTTCCATGTCTACTGGAGCACCACTTACCGCTTTTTTGTTATAAAAGTTACTCATATTTTTTATTTAAGCTATATAAACTGTGCAGCATCTACAGTTGCAGTTATTTACTGCTAACCCTGCCGCATCATGTGCATATTGCATTTCTATTAGTCCGTAGTCAGGAGTATTCACTAAAAATGGTTGATTAACAGGGATTCTTACACCTTCGTTATCAGGATTCGTTTGTCTATCTAAATCCCTGTGCCATAATCTTGGCTTACCACTCTTAGCTGGATACTCAGCAGCAATCCATTGTTTTAATACTGGAACACCTGCTAACCTAACCGCACCTATAGCACCTGTACTTAATGCCTGATGGCTTTCAGTTCTTGCTATAAGTAAACTCCTTGCGTTATTTATCTTCCCTTCTCTCAGAGTTTGTATTGCCAATGAATTAACTTCATTTTGCGACAATCCATTCTCACGACCATACTTTATAACATTCGCTAATATACGAGCTATTTCGTTTTCAGTAGTATTCTCTATGCCTTGCATCTTTAGTCCGCTAATCGCAGTCCAATACGATAACATAAATACTAACCACTCATCCAAAATGTTTAAAGGGTCAAGGTCAATCTCTTCCGCTTTCTTATTCGTTTCAAACATCTGTTGGTATCTCATAGCAGTATAACCGCCAGTTGATTCATACAAAGTTCGTAAAATATTATTAATCTTATCGCCAGTAAAAAATCCTGCACGATTATTAGCCGCTTGTTCTACCCCTAATGCCTCAACCATTTGAGCAGCTTTATCAAAATCAGATTGTAAAGCCGCTTTTATTTTAGGCTGAAACTCTCTGATTGATTTCCTTGCAATCTTTTGTTGCAAAGCAAACTGCTGTGATGGGTAAAGTATTTTCGGCATCTATTTTACAGGTGGCAAATTATAATCTCCTTGTTGTTGAGCATCTCTAGGGTCTTGTAACATAGTCAACTCATCTATAGGCAAGTAACCTGCTGGGATAAATATTTCATCCATTTCAGCTCCTTCCATAGTATCATAACGCATAGCTGCTCTCTTCTCGTTTGGAGTAATCCACCAAGATTGAGAAAGGATAGCACTAAGCTCTTTCATGTCTTCTTGTAATTCAGGGAATACTGTCAAATCAAAATCGATATAGTAACCTTCACCAATCTCTGTTGTAAAGAATC